GTATTAAATGTAAATTAAAATATTATGGCAACAAATCCACAAATTTCAGCAGTAGATATTAAGAGATTATGGTACGCCGATGCTGATTCCGTTTCACAAGATTTGACAGGAGCGTTAGTATACGCCATGGTCAAGGAGGGAGGAACGGCAACGGAAATACACAACGTGCATCAAGACACGTGGAGTATAGAGGAGGCTGAACCATCTCAAGATTCTTACAAGAACCAGCTTTCCGGGGCTACTTACCGTATGGGAGCGAAAACGATGGGTGACGTGACGTTCAATTTCACGCTCGGACGTTACGACTACGCCACCAAGGCGGCACTAATGGGTGGTTCTACCATAAAAGGGACAAACTCGAATCAAGCTAACGACATGGGATGGAAACGAGAGAGAGGTGTCGTGGAAATAAAAAAATGCTTGATCGCCTTGACCGAGGATGATCAATATTGCGTTCTCCCGTACGCTAACGTCACGGCAAGGGAGGCTAACACCGACGGGGCTATCGGGATCGCAGTTATCGGGACAATGCTTGAACCGTTAAACGAAGCTGTTTCACCCGAATACTGGTTTGACGCAAGCGAGGTAAAAGAGGCGGCTTGAACAACTGTCATGGCAACTCTTCCGCCTGTAGTAAGGAGTGTTAGAAAAGATTGATAATTACACGGGGTGAAGTGATTTTTTGCTTCACCCTTTTTTTATACAGGACATGAATAAAGGTGCAAATATTATTTCGAGTTCCATCATTGGAAGTGATTTCAAGACCATCATGGTAAATAAAAAAGCGTATACAGTCTACCCTCCCACGATAGAAAGGTTGGCAGCAGCAATATCTTACCTATCGGAAGTTAGGGATGCTGAAACGATGAGAGACGTTTTGTTGTCTTTAGGCGAATCTGACAAGTATTCTAAGGCCCTGTCATGGTTTATCCGGGGGGATGAATCTCTAGACGAGGAGTTGCGAAAAGGTACTTACGAGGAATGTGTCAACGGGTTAGAAGAGGCTATATCCATGATCGACATGGTGGTTTTTCTGAAAGCTGTCAGCTTGGCGAGGAACGTAAGCAGGCTGGCAGCGAAACCGAGGTAGCGGGGAATGAAACTTTAATCGGGCAAATCGCATCGTTCAGGGAGAATTTAGGATTTTCGTACGACGAGATAGTGTACAAGATACCGTACAGGAATCTCCTTTTAATGCAACGAGACAAGTTGCACGTGGTTTACGGGACAAAGGTGAATAAAGTAAGCGGTAAAGACATGGCTTCACGCCGAAGGAAGAACAATAAAACAAATAATTAAGAATAAATATCATGGCCGAAATTCATTTTAGTGTATCCTCGGATTATAATGAGGTCATCAGATTGCGAAAAGAGTGCGAGAAATTGGAAGCGCAACTTAAAAAAATGGATGTGAACAAACATCCTGACGTTGCCAAATCTCTAGAAAAACAACTAGAAAAAGCGACTAGAAAAATTAGAGAATATCAAGAAAAATATGCTAAACTTAAAAAGGTTCAAGATGATATTGGTAAGTCAAATAATACCACTGACGATGTAAAAAAGAGTACGGCAGCACTTCAATCCACGAATAAATGGATAGAGGCTAACACGAAAGCAATCATCGAGGCCGATAACCAGATAAAGATATTCAAAAAAGACTTTGACTCCCTTTCTGCAGATGATAAGGCCGGTAGTGCAGGAACGGCAAAATTGCGACAGATAGAACAGGTTGTTGCTAAAAGGATGGCAGAGGCCGAATCCATACGCAAAACCATCAAGGTTCAAAAGGACAAGATTATTCAAGATAGAGCAGAGGAAGGTAGTATCACGCAATTGAGGAAGCAGTTAAGCCTGTTGATCGTAGATTACGACAACATGGGAAGACTGAGGCGAGAAGGCGGGGCTGGTAAAGCTTTACTAGCCCAAATCAAGGTCGTCCAAGACGAGTTGAATAAAGCAGAGCAGGCATCCGGCAGGTTTCAGCGTAACGTGGGTAACTATTCTTCAGCTTTCAACGGTCTTGGTATGTCAATTCAGCAGATCGCCCGCGAATTACCTACTTTGAGCCTGGGAGCGAATATGTTCTTTCTAGCTATCAGTAATAACTTACCTATATTTTTTGACGAGGTACAACGTGCTAGGAAAGAATACACGGCTTATATAGCAGAGTTAAAGAAAGGGAATACCGATGTTCAGAAGGTAGCTCCTGTTTGGAAACAAATAGCATCCGGCATTTTCTCATGGAACACCGCTTTAACGGTTGGGGTAACTTTACTCACTGTTTACGGGAAAGATATTGTGGAATGGGTAAAAGAACTCATCAATGGTAAAGAGGCTGTAGATGCCTTAAAAGAGGCACAAAAACAATTAAACGAGGCACAATTAGAAGGATCTAAAAACGCACAGTCGGAACTATTAAAATTAAGATTATTACGTAAAGAAGCAGAAGACACGACCAAACCTATTGAGCAACGTAAAAAAGCTGTTTCAGAACTCCAGCGTCTATATCCCGATTATTTGGGAAATATTGATAAGGAAAAAATACTTACAGGGCAGGCTGCCGGAATGTATAAAACATTAGCAAACGATATTTTGTCAGCAGCTAAAGC